CAACCTTGATTTCTGAAGTATGAGATATACCGGCTGAATCATTATAGACAATAGAATCAATAGATTTATTTATATCTATGATTTTAGCTGTTTTATTACCTTGAATCGCAGGAATAGAATCATATCCAGCTAATTCGTTGACCTCTTTTTCCCATCTGGAGATTGTTTCCAGAGTTGAAAGAAGAGTAGTATCATTCCATTTCATTTTTCACTCAATATTGGGAGGCAGATTATCCTTATCTCTGCCTCCCTGAATTATTACTTTATCTACGCACTGAAAAAGCTTCAACTTTATCATCACTTTCGTTGGCACTGGTAACATAAGTCAATTTCAAATATCTGGCAGAACCAATTAATTTTGCCGGAATATTGAATTGACAAATCATTTCACCAGAGGCCCAGGAAACATCCGATTGAACACCTTGTGTAATCAAAATACTGGGCAAAACAGTAGTGACTGCGTTAGCGGTCAATCCCACTGTAGGTCTGATTTCCAGAGTAGCACCCGAAGCAAGCTCTACTGTGGTAGAAGCAGCACAGACCACAATATGTAGTCCGTCATCTGCAACTGCATCCAATTTAATAGTATTAGTGCTATCGCCTGGCTGAGCATACGTAGGCAATGCCTGGTCTTCAGACAGAATCTGATCTATTGCGAATCCATATTTTTGATAAATAGCCATTATTTACCTTCCTTCTAATCCAAATCAGTAGTTTCGGTAGCGACCAAAGCGTCTTCCCGATGGATAGGAACGCCACGCCAAGTAGCCACATTGTTATTGTAATCAGATGATTCAGCATACATATTCAATTTAACATCTTTGATTTTAGCTATTGCTCTACGAGCAGTGGCATTGCAATAAATTACGGTATTGCCGGAATCAGCTTCTACTGCATCAATCAAGGCATTCATATCATCTGCCGTAGGTAAATGAGATGTATCAATCTGAGTAATAACTGCTACAGATTTCGCACTGGGAATAATCAGCGTAAAGTAAGCAGAAAATATCCATTTGAATATATTCATCTGCTTATTTGCGGTAGTATCTGTCACGATCGGAATGGGCTGATTAGGAGTCATATCAATAACCTGGAGCAATTCTGTATTATTGAAACGCAGAGAAGCACCGTCAAATTCATCCCATCTAACTGCAAAGATCGAAGAACGATAAGCAGTTGTCGCTCCCTTTTGAGCTATTACTTGTCCCAAATCTTTAGCGTATTGATGGAATCCTTTGAACGCCTTTTCATAACCAAAGCTCGGGACATTGCCATAAAAGACGGCTTTCGCTAAAGCATTGGTTAATGCAGCCAAAGCTGCGGTATAATTGTCTTTAAGCCAGCCCTCTTTGCCGCCGGGATATTGAAGAATTGCCTGATAATCATCAAACAAATCAAAGACCAATTCCTTGAGGTCAATTTGGGCAGTATTTACATCTACCTTTTGAGGAACAATTCCTTCTCCGATTTCTCTAAAAGCAGCAGTAGGAAGTGAATTGAAGTAACGGAATTTGTGTTTAATTCCGTGCGAAGCTTTCGCTACTGTAGCGGTTTGTAAGAGCGATGAGCGTTTCAGTAAATCAACCACAATAGGTTGATACTCGTTTCCTACACCCCAAGCAGCAGCTAATGCCTGTAAGTTTGAAGTTGTCGTTGCCATAATAATTTCCTTTTAATTATTTTATTGGTTTTTTTGCTAAGCCGATTATTGCATCAGCCGTAGTTTGCGGAGTCATACCGTCTTGAGCTTTACTTTGAGGATAATTAGGATAATTTCCTTTTTCCTCATCAGATAGAACTCCAGTTGAGACCATAATGTCATAGAGATCGAGATTGTATTTTGCATCGGCAACAGATAGTTCTTTGCCTTCTTCTGCTTTCTTTAGTTTGCCCAATACTGTCTTTACTCGCTCATATCTCTTATCGGTCTCTTTAATGCTTGCTAATTTCTCATTTGCTGCTTTCCAACTGGAAAGTATTTCCTGATTTTGATTAGCAAGATACTGATCATATTGTTCTGCTTTGGATTTGAACTGCTCAAATTCTTTTTGTTTTTCAGTCATCTTTTCCGTTTTATCCTTTTCTATTTCCAATTCCTGTTCCAGTTCTCGTATTTTTGTTTTTCGAGAAGCAGATTCCCGATTTACACTTGAAAGTGTATCCAATATATCAGTTGCCTCTCTTGTGGCATCCGCCAAAAGAGCACTTACTTCTGCAGGAGCATCCGCTCCCAATTTGTCCTTAATCTTATCCAAGATTTCCTTGATAGCCATTTTTTTACCTCGTATTTATTTTATTCTTCAGGTTCTTGAACTTCAATTTCAAGAACGGTAGAATCTACTATTGGGGCATCAAAACAATCTTTGAGTGCAAGAATGCGGATTGTCCCCACTTTTGCTGTCCCTGTAGTTGCTATTTCAATTTCTGTATCTGATACTTTTGTTATAGTATTAAAAGCTAAAGTAGTCTTTCCAAAATCAATGATCCAATTATCTACATCTTCAGATAAAGTATCCGCAAAAGTATTTTTTGTGACATCAATAGCTATGGCTGGGTCAACATCTTGTCCACTAATAGTTGATTCCGTAGTAAGAACCGGTGCAGCTAGTTTGCCTAATACACCCTGGATGATTATATCTTGGAGAGTTTCATCTGCTTCAACATCAGCCAATACTTTATCAGAAATTATTGTTTGTAATGTTTCATCCGCCTCAACATCGGCTAAGATGTCTGCCTTGAACTCACTAACGGGATGATATATTTTCTGATTGCCCGAATTAGCAATTAGAATACTGATTGAATCGGTATTTTTAATATTCATTTTTACCTCTTGTGCATAAAATAATCATATTTGTTTTAATGTCAAGCTTTATTTTCATCATAAAATTCTTTCGTTATCTGGACGAAGGTATGTCGGCAATTATACATCCGTTCGTCGGCTGTTCTTGCCTCAAATTCTTCTCTTTCATCATCAGTGAAAAATTCCTTATCCAGCCCTTCAATGCAAGCGGGTCGGTTCAGGTCATCTGTGGGACCAACATATTGCCAATATTTCTCTCCGGTATATTCTTCAGCGGAAGCATATTCCACTGCTTGAATGAATTTTGCCCTGGTGGTATTGGCGTAAGTAACAGAATAGCGAACTAATTTATTATCCAGAACTTCAGCTATTTGTTTTATCGCTACTTCTACTTTGCCTGTTCGCACAATCGTATCCATCACTATACCTGTAATCTGCTTCATAGCATCTTCTGCTACACTGGCAAACTGAAGCTCATAAAGCGAATTAAGTGCCTTCAATTTATTTTGTGTTTGGAGGGTAAAGCTAATCGGGATGGCTCCGGGAGATCTTTTGCTTTTAAGTGCCTTAAGTAAATCGTTTTCCTTGTTTTGTAGTTTTGCAACTAAATCATAATAACCCGCTTTCTGTAATTCTTCCATCAGCACAAAATAGCTCTGGCTCGCATATTGAATATTATTAGTAGTATATTCCAGATTTCCGCCTTTCCGATCGAATTGATTCAGAAGTGAATTCAATCTATTTCTCATAATTCTGGCTATTCTTTGCATATTTTTTTCAAACCATTGGGTTTGATCGTCAATTGCGGTAGAATATAAATCAGCCATTATTCAAATATCCCTGAAGAAAAAGTAGTTGGGCTTAAGGTTTGTTTTTTATTGGCATCAATTTCAATTACCCTTTGCTCTGCTTCTTCTCTGGTAATATCCGGATTGTGTTTCATAATTGCCTCCGCTCTATCCATTGTGCCATTCGTCAGTCGCATTGATATGATTTGTTCTTCTTCTATCGGATTGGCAGCAATAGCTATGTCATTGAATTTGATATTAAAATCAATATCTTCAGGTAATCTTTGTGAGCCATAATAATTCTCACATTGACATATAAGATTCGCCAATTGCCGCAGGGATTCAATATAGATACTTCGCTTATCCTCGTTATGATCAATCACGCCTTGCATTGAAAGCTTCAATTGATAGCCGGAATTGAAAGTAGAAGCTTGCCTCACTGCAGAGGTAGATAACCCAAGCAGTGAAGCAGTAAAATCAATGTTCTGATTAATAATTTCCCAGACCTGTCTCAAGTCCACATTAGGATTGATATAATATATTTTCCCGCCTGCTTCTCCACTGACCGGATCACGAGGAATATTGATATGCCTGGTGAGTCCAATTATCAATTCACGATTATCCGGGAATCCTTCTGTGCAGAGAGTAGCAAAGGATTGATAATCAAGAGCTAAATCAAGATTGGTAAGCTGAATATTAGTGCGGAGATTTTGGGGAACAATTGAATTATATTCTTCATTCCAGAAGCAATTAAGAGGATAATCCAATTCAAACCAGGCAATAGGAATTTTGCCGTAAGGATTGGGAATAGATTCTTTTATAATTTTATCAATCTCATAATCAGTTTTTAGTGTTGCTTCTGTATAAGTTTCTGTAGTCCAAATTGCCCAAATATCAGTCCGAGCTGGCAATAGATTATTACTCTGGGTGTTAATGCGATACATCACCTTAATTGGGGTATCGGGAAAATTGCCATCAGTAATTACAATACAGCGATCCGGAGTCAGAATATCAAGTCCCACCTTTTTTGTAATTGGATTCCAAATCGGGATAACACCAATCTTTCCACAGAGTTCAGTAAATCTATCTATAATCTTGAGCTTGCCAAATAAATTCGCTTGATCAAATACAATAGAAATTGCGTCTTTAATATTTTGATTATCTGTATCCGGTTTAACTTCCGGATCTCGCTGAAAGATTTTAGCAAGCTGAAGAATAAGAGATTTCGTCAATGGCACGGTGATAATGTAATTATATATATCCTTGAAGGTTGCCGGGTATCTTTTCTGCATTTCTTCTTTTGTATATTCATATTGATTATTATAATAAAAATCAATATTTTTAACAGCATTATTCATTCTTACATTATTATCTTTTCTTAGTGCTTCTGCCTTGCTTTGCTCTATTGTATTCATTAGGCAATTCTCCAATCATTTTCTTTGATTTTGTTTAGATTTATTATATTTCTTAATGCGTCAGAAATATGGGTTAGCATCGTATTCTTTTCTTTCTCAATCATCCCATTTTGGTCTGTCGTCACTTGTTCCAGATCTGCAATAAGATGAACGCAGGTCGGATCAATTACTATTCTATTATGAGCAAATTCTCCATTAGTAATATTGAGCGACCTGCGTTGCGAAATGCCATGCCTGTATCTTAATTGCCATCCCTTTCTCGCCAATATTTCCAAGTCACTTATATAAGCATTTGTCTCTCTCGCCGAACCTGTGCAATCAGGATAAATAACAAGTAATCTATCTGGATAATTAATAGCAATTAAATCAGCCATTTGGTATGTATTTGAATTGCGGAGATAATATTCAGAAAAGACATAAAGCGTGTCACCTCGCCAATATCCTACTACTGCTGTCATTGGGTCAACATTGAAATCAATACCAATCTGCAGTATGTCATTTGGCATAGGTGGTTCTACTTTTCTGATATGCTTATCACGGGAAAAAGCATAGTATGCCTGTATCCCATTCAGATTGACAAACTCTCCCCGGATATATGCATTAACCATTTTCTCGTCATAACTTGCTAATAAATCATCTATATATGTTTGAGAAAGATATATATTATCAGTTGTTTTGGCTCTAATTAGTTTAGTCCCTGGATTTGGTTTTTCCTGAAGAACTTCATAACAAGTTGAAAAACCTTCTGGAGAACTGACCATAAACAATTGACTATCTTTTCTACCTCTCAATCTCTCTCTGAAGCGATTTACTGCTCTAAGCCCTTTTTGCTTCGGAATAATATCTATTTCATCAATTCCTGCATCCGTAAATGTCTCGCCAACTATTCTCTCAGGATATGAAATAGATTTGATATGCAAATCGCCGAAATCAGTTTTTATTAAAAGATTAGATATATTTGAGACATAATTTATTTTGCATTCGTCAAGTATTTCGCAAAATGGAAAAAAGAATAAAGATTTCCCCATTTCGTAAGTTGGATAACCAATCCCTATATTAGATTTGCCGATTGCTCCCGGTCTTTTCGTGAGACAAAGTAATGCTTTGTAGAGAAAACTGATTGTTTTTCCTGAGCCGAGACCACCTACTAACCCCAAAGTTCTTGACCAGTCATTCAAGAATTGCCATTGGTGTGACAAAAAATCCTCTTCTCGTAATCTAATCGTTATCACTTTCTGCCTGCTTTTTTGGCACTAATATAACTGTATAATTTTTGTTCACATCCTCATCCGGCATTGGATTATCCTTCTGATCGAGATATTGTTTTCCGAGCCAAACTAAAAGGGTAGGATTATGTTCTTCAATCGCTGTCTTGACCTGAGCTTCGGACAGTTTCATCTTCATTGACGAAAATCCGTTTTTATATGCCTTGGAAAACTCAGAATCTTCGTCTTGCATAGCAGCTCGGATTGTATCTACGTGGCAGCCGATCTGCTCAGCCATTGTGTCGTATGTAGCACGGAAATAGCCAAATATTTTGGCTTGCTTAGGATCAAGCTCGATGCGAGGCCGTCCTGTGGGCTTTTTAGCTTTAGGATTTTGTTGCTTTTTCATACTTCATTCTTTCTATTATTTGGTTTTTTGTTTCCCATGCCTTTTTGTATTCCGTATTTGCAAAAAGCTTTGAAAATCCAGTAATATGTTTTAGCTTTAAAAGCTCTTCTGGCTCCATCCCAAGCTCATTACACACGTCCGCATCACTCATGCCTTCGTCAAGCATCTTAAATACAAGGTTACTCATACCATCTATGCTGTGTTCACCTCTTGCTCTGTTGTGCCTAACAGTTGCAGCCATTCTTTCTGATATGTTTTTGTCAATAACTACAATTGGCAGCATCCCCATGTTTCTGTCAAATATATCCTTTTTTGTTTTACAAACATAGTACCGGTGGAATCCATCAACGATAACGTATTTATCTTTTTTTTTGTCATAAATAGTGACAACTGGCTGAGTATATCCATCTTTTTTTATGCTTTTATACAATAGCTCCATTTCCACTGGAGCAACTGAGTTTGGGTTATATCCGTTAGGCTCTACTTTTTCTATGGGCACCCACATAACATAGTCTATTGGCTGTTTTATTGGGCATTCTTCATGCAGTGCCTTTCTTTCTTTGTTTATGATATCTATGGTTTTCACTTATCCCTCTTTTTATTGTTTTTATTTGTTCTTGCGTTAGGTATTTGGAATACTTTAGCATATCTTGCTTATATATGCCCCTATTGAATTGGCGAAATGCATTTACGTGCTGAGAAAGCCTAAAGTTTTGTATTTTTGTAAAGTCCCAATCAGAGGACAATATTGTGTTTATTGCCACTTTCCAAAAGTCAGATTCTATGCCCTGATCTTTTTCTATAAACGAAAACTGATAGTCATACTGTATTTGTTTTTCCCACTTCTTCCTATATTCGTCTTCTTGTATTATGTTTTCCGCTAAATAGTAAGCATACTCTTTCCACGATTCAAATGCTTTTGGCAATGTTGTCGGGCATGCGAATGATTTGGATTTTATTTGTTTTATTGTGTTTGCCCCATCTATCCTGTTTTGTAGCCTTACCCATGTTTCTGGCTCTATTTCCTGCACCACTGTTAGGGACTTTAACGCTGTTTCGTGGTGCAGGTTTGATATTCTCATCCCGTTCACTGGAATTCCAAACCTAAACATTTGATCATACACCTTGTTGTATTTTGAGCCAGTGCTTTCAATGTATTTCCACACATCAGTATAACTCCAGTCATATATTGGGTAAAAAGTGTATTGGTTCTGCCTTTTATTTAGAACCTTACCCCACGTGATCCAATTATAAGTTACCCCTCTTGTTAATGCCATTGCTCTTTTTGGGTTTTCTTCTGCCCTTACTCCTGCTATGTAGCATGCTTTTTTGTTACTAAAATCCTTTTGCATAATGGCAGCAAACAAGTCATGGAATCTATCTTTGCCGTATGTGTTTACCTTTATAGAAATATCGTTTTTGGGATGTATCCATTTGTCTTTGTTTTTTTCATCCCAACAATAAGCATATCTATTATAGCTTGACGCATTATTTGTTATTACCATTGGCATTTGATACCACATTGGGATAACTTCTGGCCTCCCCATCACTTCTGTCATATAGTCAACTGTCCCTTGCCACTCTGCTTCTTGGTCGATCCACATTACATATAGTGGGAGCCTGTTTTTTTCTTTAGCAATGGATAGGCACAGCTCAAGACACACAGTGCTATCTTTGCCTCCGCTCATGCTTACTATTATCACGGGAAATTCATCAAATAAATAGCTAATTCTGGACAAAGCAGCATTTAAGACGGTTTCTTTTTTATAGATTCGCATACTCTACTCTTGTTATGCCGTTTTTGTATTGTTTAGCTATTTTCCCGCCAAACGA